TGGTTACGGTAATGCTGATCAACCTAAATTACAATTAGCTAAATTTAAAGGCGCTAAATCTGACTATAAAAATAGTACAGCTATTAATACTGCATCTTTACCAGGTGGTACAAGGCAAGTAAATTTAGCTGGAATGGGCAGTTCTGCTGATATGTCTAATGAGGATGAAGAAATAGAAATTAAAGGTTATGGTAAAATGGCTAAAAAAGATTTACGTAAGTTGCATAAAAAATTAAAAGACGAAATTAAGCCAAAATTAGAAATGCTTAATACACTTGCTAAGCATTTGTCATAATGAGACAACAACCGTATTATTTTGAGATCCAGGATATGCTTACGCAGTTTGTAGCTGCGTTTGATAATGTAGTTATTAGTAGGTGGAATGTAAATAGAAAAGTAGAAGATAAAATAGATGTTAGATATCTTTATTCCCCTAAACAAAGAGTTTTATATGATATTATAAATCAACCTCAAAATATAACCTTACCTGTAGTTGCAGTTACAATAGGTGGGGTGTCTAGAGATAATAATAGAGTGTTTAATAAATTAGATGGCTTTTATTATAGTTCAGGTAGCAATAGTAAATCAGCGTTAATGAGATCTCCAGTACCTATTAACATAACTGTTAATATGTCTATATTGACTAAGTTTCAAAAAGATATGGATCAAATTTTAAGTAATTTTATTCCATATTCTAACCCGTATGTGGTTATAAGTTGGCAAATTCCTGATGCTTTCGGTTTACCAAACCCTCAAGAAATAAGAACAGAAGTTTTATGGAATGACGATATAAAATTAGATTATCCTATAGACTTGGATGGATCAACCAAAGCTAGAGTTACAGCAGATACTTCTTTTACTATTAAAGGTTGGTTGTTTAAAGAAAATAATAATTTAGCCGCAGGCAATATATATGTAGTTGATAATAATTTTTACGTTAATAATCCTATTACGACATATGAACAAATGTCACAAGAAACATATACGTACCCTCTTTCAACTGGATTGTATCCTAGAATGGAAAATGTTACAGTTTCTGCTGCACCATCAGTTTCTAACTTATATTTTAATAATGTGTTAATTGAAAATAATTTAACTATACAGTCTGGTGTTACTGGTAGTATAATAATAACAGGTACCGGGTTTAATAATGTACAACATATAATGTTATCTTCATTTAATGACACCATTTTTACCAGTGTTACATCCTGTATTTTATCAGACCCATATATGTCATCATTAACTGGGCAATTATTAAAAGATTATACAATAGTAAATGATAGTGTAATAGCATTTAATTTACCTGCTCTGTATCCTAATTTTAGGTACCCATATGCTTTAGTAACTATAGTACCATTTAATAAAGCTGGATATGCTACAACATCCTATACATACACAGAGTATATATCATCATGACTGATTTAATAAAAAATTCAACGCTATTTGCATATGGTGGTAATCCACCATTACCTTCATCAACCCCATCAGTTACCCCGTCTATAACTCCCTCTTTAACCTCTTCGGTATCTATTACACCTTCTTTAACACCTACTTTAACAGTTACACCTACAATAACACCTTCTGTGTCATTAACACCTTCTGTAACAGTTACCCCATCAATCACTTCTTCTATAACTCCTTCTATAACACCTACTGAATCTGTTACCCCGTCAATAACACCGTCTTTAACACCCACTGAGTCTATTACTCCGTCAATAACACCTTCTGAATCATTAACACCTTCTACAACACCATCAATAACACCTGCACCAACTATAACCTCAACTATAACTCCTTCAACTACCCCTTCTATAACACCTACAAATTCTGCATTCCCTTCAATAACCCCCTCTATAACATCAACTTCTTCATTAACACCCACACCCACACCATCAATTACATCAACAAGCAGCATTACACCTTCAGTTACACCGTCAATAACATCTACAATAACAACAACACCAACCTCTTCTATTACACCAACAAGTTCCACCACACCATCATTAACACCAACAATTACACCAACCCCTTCAACTTCACCAACTACCTTAACTACAGGTAGTATTTACTTATCCGGTAATAGTGTGTCATCATATTTAACATACCCAAATAGTGCTGGTTTTAGATTCGGTACAGGTAACTTTACAGTTGAATGGTATCAATATCAAATCTCTAACCCTTCCTTTCCAAGAGTATTTTCAATGGGTACGTACCCTTCAGCTACATTTGCAGTATCTATTGAAGGTGGTACGTTTTATTTCTGGATAGGTGGTGCTGCTACTATAGGGGCTTCTGTTCTTACATATAATCAGTGGGTTCACTTTGCAGTAACTAGAAACACCGGAGTTATAAAAGCGTTCCGCAACGGTACGCAAATAGGTTCAAATGTTTCAAACGCATATAACTTTAACGATACTACAAATAATTTCACTATTGGTAATGAAGCCACAAAATCTTCAGCTACAGGATTTACTGGTTATATTACTAATATGAGAGTAGTTAGCGGAACATCTCTGTATAATTCTAACTTTACTGCACCTAGCTTACCTCTATCCGCTGTACCGGGTACTGCATTATTATTATCAGTAACTAACAGCGGAGCACTATTAACTGATTCAAGTTCATATGCATTATCAGGTACAGGTTCTCAAGATATATGGAGTCAAAAGAATCCATTCCCATTCAACCCACCTTAACATCTTCCCCTACACCTTAACATATAGAATTATATAGTTCTATTATTAAATAATACAAATGGCCGACAATAAAGGAGTAAATCAAACAGGGTTCTTTAAGAACATTACAAATAAGCTTCCTTACCAGGCTTTAGATCTTAATGCAGTTATTGGCCAACTAAACCCTAAGTATGAAGTATTTCAAGATACTGGTTCTAGAAGAACAGAAGCACTAGCTAGACAATCTATATTTTACGATAACGATTATAATAATACCCCATCAGGACAAATTGCAAAAGGTGGTATATATAACGATTTAGTATACGCAAATATTCAAGTTGATAAAGGTCCTAGAATTCTTGATTATAGAATTATGGCAGCTTTTGCTGAAGTTAGTGACTGCTTAGATGAAATTTGTGATGAATGTATTAATAAAAATGAACATGGTGATATAGCTAAACTTTATTTTCGTAACATTGAATTAGAAGAAATTGATAAACATAAACTAGATAACGAATTTAAAAAATATATAAACAATTTTGAATTGGAAAAAAAGGGTTGGGAATATTTTAGACAGCTTTTAATAGAAGGTGAAATTTATTTTGAACATATTATACACAAATCTTATCCAGAAGAAGGTATACTAGGTGCTGTACAATTACCAACTGAGTTAATTGATCCTATTTTTGATAATATTCAAAATATGATTATTAAAGGTTACATTTTACGTAAACCTATTTTTGATCCAAATAAACCAAATAAGATTGAACGTTATGAATTTATTCCAATGGATAAGAATCAAATTACATATATCAATTCTGGTATATGGAATCAGGATAAAACATTTAGATTACCGTTTATTGAAAATTGTAGAAGAGCATACAGACAATTATCATTAATTGAAGATTCAATTGTTATATATCGTTTAGTAAGAGCGCCAGAACGCCTTATATTTAACGTTGATGTTGGTACAATGTCACCACCAAAAGCAGAAGCTTACTTACGTAAATTAATTCAAGAGTATTGGAGTAAGAAAACATTTGATGTTAACCAGACTAATAACCCGGTACAAAAATTTAATCCCCAATCAATGTTAGATAGTTTTTGGTTTGCTAAGAGACAAGGTTCAGAAGGAACTACCGTATCACAATTAGAAGGTGGCGCTAATTTAGGTGAGTTAACTGATCTGATGTACTTTGTAAATAAATTATACAAAGCATTAAAGGTACCAACTAATAGATTAAACACTGAATCGGTCTGGAAAGATGGTAATGAAATATTAAGAGAGGAACTTAAGTTTGCTCGTTTCATTATTCGTTTACAACAAAATTTTGCATCTGGTTTGAAAAACGGTTTTATTACTAATTTAAAATTAAAGGGTATGTTAGATAAGTTTGATATTAAAGAACATAATTTACATATTGAATTTAATGTACCTACTAATTTTTATGAACTAAGAGAAAATCAAAAGTTGGAACTTAAGGTTACAAACTTTAATAGTTTGGTAAGTAACCAATCAATATCACAAACATATGCACAAAAGAAGTTGCTAGGGTGGAACGATATAGATGTTAAAGCTAATAGAGAATTTTTAAGAAAAGATAAAGAGTTAGAATGGGAATTACAACAAATACTTCAAGGTGGTCCTAATTGGAGGGATCAAATGACAACAGGTGGAGCACCAGGGGCAGCTCCAGGAGCTGAACCAGCAGGTAGTGCTCCAGCTACAGGGGCTTCAGCAACCCCTCCAGCTTTTGGTGCACCAGCAGCAGGTGGAGAAGCAACCCCACCAGCAGGAGGAGCAGAAGCAGCTCCAGCAGGAGGAGCAGAAGCAGCTCCAGCTCCAGCAACTTAAATAATATAAATTATGGCAGTACCTAACAATTGTGTAGTAACACCAATCTCAGCATTTCAAAGCTCTAATCTATCAAGTAAAATAACTTCATTTGCTGTATTAGGGCAAAGAATTTTAAGATCATTAGGCTTCCCAACAGTTAATGTAGAGTTACATGTTGATCAATTAAACGATAATATTAGTATTGCTTGTGAAATGTTTACTAAATTTGCTGGTTATACTAGAGAATATTTGGTAATGAATAGCAATCTTTATATACCAAACTACGGTATTAAATTGGATGTTTTATTTACAGCTCAATCAAATTCTCAATACTTAAATCAGTTACAACAATTTAATAATAGCACTAATGCTGCAGATAATGGTAATCCTCAATTTAGTAAATATGTTGATAATAATGTAAATGTATTCACAGCAAATAGTGCAATACCTGGTAGTTATTTTTTAAGTTTATC